GGCGAAATCGCCGCGCCTGTGCGCCGCGCCCGCTATCTTCAGGTGCAGCGCCATGGACAGCTTGCGCTTCTTCTCGCTGCGCCCGGCCGACTGGCTGGCCCCCAGTGCCCTGATCAGCCCGGCTCGCTGGGCCATCTTCATGCTCGCGGTGCCCGCCATCATGCCGGGGACGCCCTGCCACCGGCCGTGCCGGTCGCGCACCTCGTCCGGGTTGTACCGCAGCTCGATCAGGTAGTGGTCCTCGATGCCGTACGCGGCCAGGTTGAACTCGCTGCCCATCGTCTTGGCTCCGGGCTCGGCCCAGGTGCCCTTCAGGTGGTGCGCCACGCCGAGCTGCCCGGCCCGCTTCTGGAGGAAGCGCTTCAGCACCCCGCGCTTGCCCGGCTTGACCCGGCCGACCGCCTTCAGCGCCTTGTGCAGGTAGGACACGTTCGGCACCGGGTAGCTGGTGCCGTACGCGGTCTTGCCCTGCTTCTTCAGCGCCGACCTGCCAGCCGCCGTCTCATGATGGGGCACGGCGGCCAGCTCGATCGCGCCCAGCACATCGCCCCAGCTTGCGGCGACGTTCATCGGCGGCGGTGCCGGTGCTGATGATGTGCGCATGGCTCTCTCCTGGGCCTGCTGGTCCCGCTCGTCGCGGCGTTCCTGGCCGATAGCCCGGTTGGACCCGTGGATGTCCTCGATGTCCTTGACCAGCAGCAGGTGCCGGTGGGCCTGCTGCATGAACGCCTTGCCCCGCATGTGCCCGGCGTCATCGTGCACGCCGTGGCGTCGGAGCTGGACCGGCTGGAGCCCGAAGATCGCGGCGTTCAGGTGACGCTGGGAGCTATTCGTGCGCCCGGCGTCCAGCTCGCGCGCCGCGTCCCGCAGGTGGTCGTGCACCGCCATCTCGGGGTAGGCGTCGGCCATGTCGGCGGCCAGCTTGCGCAGGCTGGCCGATGTTCGCTGCTTCATCGGGCCGGTGGAGATGGCCCGGTGGAACCGGGGAGGTCCCTGCGGCTGCTCGGACATGGCTCACACTCCCGCCATAGCTGGCTCGGGACTGGTGCTGGGTAGCATTCTCGCACCGATGCGCGGCGGCCCCGCGTAACACCGGCAGTGCGGGTGCACCGAGCCGGGGTAGCCGATCAGCGGCACCGAGCTGGCGCGGAAGTTCGCGCCGTTCGCGGCGCGGCAGTCGGCGCTGGTCCGGGAGTCGAGCACCGTGTTCCAGCCGAGCAGGTCGCCCCAGGTCCACGCGGCCATGTCTACCTGCATGGCCGCCTGGGCACGCTGCCAGATGGCGTCCCGGTGCTGGCCGAAATAAAGGCGCTCGCGGGCCATCCCAGCCGCGAGCGCCTTTAGTACTGCCTCCCCGCGTGACCGGGCTTCAACCATGTCTTTTGTCAGCCGCCGGGCTGCGGCCAGGGCGAACTGGGCACGGCGGATCAGGTTGGTGCGGCTGGCGTTCATCGTGGCCGAGCCCGCGACCCCGGTCTGCTCGGGCGGCATCGCCATCACGACCTCCAGCGCGGCCCGCATCGCGCCCCGGCTGACCTTCCAGGTGACCAGCGCCGAGCCGCCGAGCAGGGCCAGCGCGGCGACCGCGCCGGTCGCGCCGACCAGCGCGGTGGCGATGGCCGTCACCGCCGCCGCGTCAGCCGCCGCGTCCTGCTGCGGCTCCGGTGGCGGCTGCTGCGGGGTGCTCACGCCAGCCGTCCGGGCGGCGGGACACTCGGCGGCTTAGCAGGCGGTGTCCGCTGCTGTGCCGGGGCCAGCGGCGCTCCGGGCGGCGGTCGCATCTGCGCGCCCTGCGGACGCCCGGCCGCGCGGTTGGCGATGGCAACGCCCGCGCCCGCCAGGCCCTGGAGCCCGCCGAGCGCCCCGGCGGCCTCGGGCGGCATGCCGGGCGGCGGCTGGGCCTGCAACTGCTCGGCCCGCTGGCTGGAGGTGGACATCAGCGCGGCGTGCACCTGGTCCACGTCGAGCTGGAGGACCGAGGCCATCCGCTCGGTGATCAGGTCCACCACCTGGATCGGGATGTGCAGCGCGGGTGCCGCCACGATCTGGCCGAACAGGGTCAGCAGAGCCTGCTCCTGCTCATCCTGGAGCGGGCCGAACTTGGCTTGCGGGATCGCGGCCTCGGGGCCGAAGTTGAGCACGGTCAGCGGCATGATGACCTGGTTGGAGTACGCCTGCGCGATCTCGGCAGCCACGCCCTGCCGGGACTTGAGATAGAAGCTGGACTGGTCCTGGCTCAGTGCGTAGGAGCCCTTGCCGCCTGTTGCCGAGCTGGTCAGCGCCATGAAACCGGCCAGCACCGAGTGCACCTGCCAGCCCTCCAGGAAGTTCAGCGCCTCCACGAAGAACTTACCGCCGTCGCCGCTGTTCTCCATCATCTCGAACGCCTTCTGGCCCGCCTGCGGCTGCTCCATGCCGACCACGCCCGAGGACTTCAGCGAGGCGATCGAGTCGGCGCGGTTGTTGGCGGACGGCTGGTCCGGGCCGTACACGACCACGCGGGGCAGCGCCTGGGTCTCCAGGAAGTGGTACCAGAGGTAGAGCAGCTTCATCTTGGTCTGGTAGCACCAGTAGCTGACCTCCATCTCCGACGCGCCGGTCAGCGGCTCGCGGTGCTTGCCGTGCGTGTAGATGAAGCTGCGGACGTGCGGGATGTCCACGTAGCCGGGGACCTTCTGCTTGGACGCCGTGCTCATGAGCTGCCCGCCGAACAGCCACACCTGCTGGCGGAAGCCGTGCGGCGCGGCGGTCTTGGCGTTGTAGCGGGCCTGGCAGGTGGCGCTCGGCCGGAACGCGATCTTGTCGTAGATGATCTTGCCGTCGCTCTCGCGGATCTTCCAGACCTTCTCGAAGAACGCGCGCCGGTAGATCTGGCCGGACGTGATCTGGCCGATCAGGTCCACGTTGGGCGTCTTCATGCCGCCGATGTGGTCCGGCGTCAGCAGGACGCTGGTGGCCAGCTCCAGCTCGCCCTTGTCGCCCTTGGCCCCGGTGATGTCAAAGTCGGCCTCGCGGATCGGCAGGGTCAGCGCGGCCTCGACGGCTGAGCACAGCCCGTCGCGGCTGAACATCACCTTCATGTCCCGGCTTGACCACTCGCCGTAGTCAAAGACGTCGCCCTCGCCGTAGTAGGCGAACAGCCGCTGGCCCCAGTCGAACTGCGTGCCGATCTCCGGTCCCAGGAGCTGGCCCTTGGTCGCCTTCAGGTCCGGCAGCTTCAGCACCTGCGCGAGCGTGCCGGTGGCGTTCTGGCGAGGCGGCATCAGCTACTTCCATTCCCGCCGGTTGGGGCTCTGCCCGTCCGGGGTGTCATCCTCGGCCGGGGCGAACGTATCCAGGGACCAGTCACTGCCGCCATCGTAGGCTCCCCCGTGAGCCTCGGCCAGCCTGCGCTGCGCCCTGGTGCCGGTCGGGCTGAACGTCGAGTCGGCCAGGTGACCGGTCACGTCGGTGCCGGTGTTCAGGTCATCGGCGCGTATCCACTCGCGCTTGCCGCCTGCTACCGGCGGGCCGAACCAGGTGTCCAGGAACGGGTAGCAGCCCCAGACGAGGGAGTCGAGCCGGTCGGGGGAGCGCTCACCGGCCGCCCCGGTGAAGCTGCACATCTGGTCTTCCAGCTCCACGAAGCGCTCGGTGTCGGTGTGCCAGATCCGCTCGCTGGTCCTGGCGTCGGTGATCTGGTAGGTGACCTGGCGCTGGCAGTGCCGGACGATCTTGCGCTCGTACAGCGCGCTCACCGGCTCGGCGCGGGTCCGCTTGGCCTGGCTGGCGTGCACCTCGCGGTACTTGCACCGGCCGGTCTCCTTCATCACCTGCTCGAACGTGGCGCTCAGCCAGCCGCCGCCGTGGTTCTTCTCGACCACCAGCGTGGCGTCCAGCTCCTGGGCCTTCTTGATCACCCGCTTGGCGAACATGACCGGGCTCTCCTGCCCGCCCCAGCTCTCGATCACGTACAGGTGCGGGTCGTCTATAAGCCCGCGCGCCACGATGGTGTACGCCTGCTCGTCGGAGTCCTCCCGGCCGTCGCTCGGGTCCACGCCGATGAAGACCTGGGTCAGCCAGGGCGGCCCGCCTTCCTCGCCCACGGCCGGGCACTGGCTGGCCTCGATCAGCTCGCGGGTCCACAGCGCGTTGGCGACGTCATCCAGCAGCTCGCCTTCCAGCTCCTGGCGCTCCAGCCGGGTGCCGCGCGCCGCGCCGACCACGGCGCGGTAGAACGCCTCGGACAGGTTGGCGATGTTGTCGATGGTGCGCAGCCGCCGGGTGATCACGCCGCCGTGCTCGGGCTCGTCGCGGATCAGCGACCGGATCAGCTTGCGTGCGCTCATCGAGACCTTCGGGGTGCCGGTGGCGATGATCTTGGACACGCCCTGCCGGACGGCGAACTTCAGCGACTCGCCCCAGGCCACCTCCCACTTCTTCCACAGCCCGATCTCGTCGCACCAGGCGGCGCGCAGGTTGCGGCCCTGGATGCGCAGGCCCCCCTCGTCCGCTGAGTCCACGTAGACGATCAGCCCGGAGTGCAGCACCACCTGCCCGTAGGTGCGCCAGGCGCTGCGCACGATGTGCGACTTGTGGTCCTTGACCTCGGCCATCGAGGTGCCCAGCGCCCGCAGGATGCCGGATTCGCCCTCGACGCACTTGGTCCAGGCGTCGGCGTAGGTGGGCGCGATGATGCCGTACTCGCCCTCGGTGTCGGTGTCGTCCAGGATGATGTCTGCCAGCCCCTGAGCCCCGGCGCGGGTCTTGCCGCTGCCCCGGCCGCCCTGGAGATAGAACACGCGCCACGGGTCGGCCAGCGGCGGCAGCACCTGCTCGGGCCGGGCCACCCCGGAGCGCCAGCGGACGCGCGGGTCCTTGACCGGCTCAGCCAGCCGCTCGTCCCACTCGGCCAGGATGACGTCATCAGCAGTGGCAGTCATATCAAGTGTCCGCTAGACACTTGGTCTGGTCAGTCGCGGCGGTCATCGGTGACCAGCGTCCGGTTGAACAGCCGCCACAGCGCGCCTCTCAGGCCGTGGCTATGACGCCATCTTGATGTGCTTGCGGAAGGTCTCACGTGCCGCTTCCATCTTCTCGGGCGGGACGTTGGCCCTGGTGAACGCCAGGGTCAGCGCCCGGTCGAGCATGTCCAGGGTGTTCTGGCGGATGCCGACCAGCCGGGCGTCCAGGTTGAGCTTGGCGATGGCGACCAGCATCGAGCCCAGCCGTTCCATGGCCCGCTCGTACAGCACGATCTCGGCCCGCATCTGCTCGCCGGTCCTGCCCGCGTAGCGGTACTGGGCTGGCTTCAGGAGCTGCACCCGCCCCCGCAGCAGGTTCTTCCACTCGCGCATCTCCCCGGCCAGCAGCATCAGCTCAACGTAGGGGTCCTCGACCGGCCGGGGATTGGCCAGGTCGGCACCGTACTCCGCGATGATCTCGCCAGCCCGCTCGTCCGCCTGGCCGTTGATCAGCCGCAGCGCCGCGCCCTTGGACGTGTTGGAGCCCTCGTTGGCCCCGTGGTTCTTGCAGCGCGGCGGCTCGGTCCCGGCGACCGCGAAGAAGTGGCAGGCGGCCGGGGTGCCGTATTCGTGGCGGCAGCGCCGGAAGCCGGTGGCCTGCTCGGCTTCCTCCAGCAGCTCGTCGGGCATGTGGTGCAGGCAGTACTCCAGGCCCTCGACCTCGACGTTGCCGCACCGGCCGCCGCCGCGCTTGGTTCCGGCGCAGAGCGCGGTGCCGAAACCGGGAGGCGTGGGAGGTGTGCTCGGCATGCCCTCATTGTGCAACACGAGAGCCCCGCAGCCGTAGCTGCGGGGCTCCCAGTAACCGCGTTGCCTGCCGCCCTCCGGTGCCGGGCGGCTGCGGTTAGTACCTCAGCGGCGGGCGAGCCCGGTGGCCCACACCTGGATGTTGGTGTAGCGCGGCGTGATCCGGTTCTGGAGGATCGGGTTGCCGCGCAGGAAGCGCAGCGAGCAGACGCCCCTGATGGTCGGGAACACCCACTGGCCGGTCAGCAGGAAGGTGCCGTTGCCGACCGCGTTGCGGAACAGCCCGGTGCCACGGTTGAACCTCCACAGGCCGAGCTGGTTGACCGAGGCCACGCACAGCCGCAGGTCGATGCTCGGGAACGCGAGACCGGTGTGGTCCACGTTGACCGAGCGGAAGAAGCCCGGCAGGTCGAACACGTCGCGCGTGTTGGTCTGGAGGGACAGGTCATCGGAGCCGGTCCCGAAGACGGGGCCGGACGCGATGACGCGGTTCTGGACCACGGTGCTGCCCAGCGCCGTGATCTGGGCGACGAACTGCTCAGGCGAGCACCGCAGCGGGTTGACCACGGGGCGCTGGTGATCGGTCGGCTTGCCGGTCGGGCTGACCGTGCGGAGATCCGGCTGGCTGGACAGCCCATCGGTCGGGCTGACCTCATCGGTCGGGCTGACCGTGGGTGCGAAGGTGATCGGCCGGGTCGGCGCGCAGGTCTGCACCGGGCGCGGCGGCGGGGTGAACGTCTCGGTGACGGACGGCTCGGGGGTCGGCGTACCGGCGAATGCGGCAGTCGATCCCAGGCCGACCATCATGCAGGATGCGGCAGCTACTGCCAGCACATTGGTCCTGACGGACATACTTGTCCCTTTCGTTGTTTTACCGTGGCTGACCGAGATCCGCCCCCCCTGTATCAGCGAGGCTTTCCAGGTCATCGTGATCTCCATCGTGATCGTGGTACCAGGGCACACACCGGGTGCCCGCGTTTACACTACACGCCCCCCAGGGGGTGTTGACACGCTTCCGATCACGAAACGATCACGAACGCTCATATAAAACGCATAGCCATCGTAGGCTCGTAGCTTCCCGGCCACCACCGTGACCAGCCCACTGTTGTCCCGCTGTGATGCGCGCCGAAGCTCATGTTCGTCCAGATCGTGGCGAACTCGACGTGCCCGGAGCCGAAGAACAGCAGGTCACCGCGCCGGGCATCGGCAAGCGGTATCCGCACCAGGTGAGCGGTGCCGCCGAGCATGGCGTAGGTGGAGTGCGGCAGGCTGATGCCGTGCTGCGCCGCCGCCCAGACCACGAGCCCGGAGCAGTCGAACGCGCCCGGCCCGGCCGCGCCGTAGGAGTACCAGGCACCGGTACGCGATTCGGCGGTGTCCAGGATCGAGCCGCCGAGGCTGCCGGTGCTGGCGTGCGCGGCCGGTGCGGTGATCAGGAAGCTGGCTATCAGCGTGATGGCAGCCAGCAACCACGCATAGCGCCGCATGGCTCAGCACCCGCCGCTGGCGGCCCAGGCCGAGTAGCCGGACTGGGCTACCTGCTGGTGGTACGCCTGGTTCTGCTCGGCCACGCTGGCGTTCTGTGCCAGCCCGGAGTGCCCGAGCCCCTGCCAGGTCGATGGCAGGAACTGGTAGAGACCGCCCGCCCCGCTGGACGGGTTGACCGCGCGGGCGTTGCCGCCGGACTCGTCCGCGATGATGTGCGACTGGCAGCCGCCCGAGCCCCGGTAGCTGGAGTTGCTGTAGCTCCTGGACCTGCTGCCCCGGTAGACGGTTACCGCGCGGTAGGCGTGGCCGCTGCTGCGGGGCTGCGCCCACCCGGCTGGCGGGTGGTCCAGGTCGAGCCCGTCGCCGTCGCCGTCGCCCCACAGGAACGGGCCGTGGCGCACTGCCCTGTGCCAGGTGTAGACCGCCGTGGTGACCGCTCTCGGCGTCATCGACTGGGCGTACTTCAGCTCGGCTGGCAGGTAGGCGCAGTTGAGCGCCAGTTCCTGGCCGATCCTCAGCACGTTGGCGTTGCGCGCGGTCAGGTGCGCGGCGCGGCTGGCGGCGTAGATGCCGGTCCACATCCGGGCCTGGCCGTGGCAGGCGTTGACCGCTACCGATGAGATCGACTCGCCAGCCCGCACCGTGTGCAGGGCCAGTGCCCGGTCGGCGTGCGCGCGGGCGGCGTGCAGCACCGATCGCACGGCCAGCCGCATCACGCTGGCATCCCGGCTAGAGTGCAGGTCAGGGGTGTCCCGTACGCCCGTGGCAGCCGCGTGGGACGGGGCGGCGCTGATCAGGCCGGGCAGCACCGCGATGAGAGAGATCCAGGCCCACCGGAGATTACGGCGGATAGCGGCGGGCAGGTGCGCAGATATGCGCTGCATGTGTACCCTTTTCGCAGAGATGGCCGCTACTCGGGGGGATTTCCAGGTCTTGCCCCTTGCAGCGCTGTGTCCTCACCGACGATAACAAGACGGCCTCGCGCTGTCCTGGCTTTGCCGGTGTCACATGCGAGAGCCCAGGACCCGCCGCTAAGGCGGGCCTGGGCTCTCGTTCAGGCACGAGCTGATTTTGACCGCATGGCCAGCCAGCCTAACCCCGTGTACCCGGCTCATCAAGCGTGCGGGTACCGGCACAGCGCCTCGATGCACCGCCCGTCGTTGTGGAAGAACAAGCTGACCTGGGACGCGATGTCGCACACCCGGCAGGCCGGGTCCTCCTTGTCGTGCGCGGGGCAGATGACGTCCACGCAGAGGACCGGCCAGGCGCGACCGCCCGGACACGTTCTCCAGCCGGTGGCGATGTGGTACCAGTCAGGCACCGTGACCAGCACGTACCCGCTCCGCGCGAAGCCGGTGCAGTCGCGGATGCGCTCGCCGCAGCGGGCGCAGCGCGAGATCACTTCAGCTTGAAGCGGTAGATGACCCCCGCGATCCAGACCAGCAGCCCGATCAGGTGCTGCCCGGCGGCCATCAGCGCGCACCCGGAGAACACGATGGCCATCGCGGTGGCCCGGTCCCAGTGCCGCTCCCGCCGTGGTGCCGGGACGGGCCTCGGCGGGAGCGGGGCCGGGGCCATGATGCGCAGCTCGTCGCACCACTGGCACAGCTCCGCGCCAGCCGGTCCCTTGACCTGCTCGTTCTCGGTCCCGCAGCCGGTGCAGGCACCGTCATGCCAGCCCTCGGCCAGCCTGCGGCGGTGCTCGCGCAGCGCGGCTTCCTCGACCGGCAGCGGGACGCCAAGGCCGTACGATGCCCGCATGTTGGCCTCGTTCGCCCGGATGTGCCAGTGGAACGGGCACTGGCAGTCCGGCCCGCCGTCGCAGGCCGGGTACGGCGGGTACTTCGGCCGGGCCTCGTTCTCCAGCCGCCTGACCTCAGCGGCCAGCTCCCGGTTATCCCGCATGAGCTGGTCGGCCGCCTCGGTGTCGAGCTTGCGCATCGCCTCGCGCAGCGCGTTCTCGGCCTGGCGCTCGGGGTGCTCTACCTCGCCGTCCATGTCTGGTCCTCGCCTAGCACGTAGTCCCGCCGCTGGCCGTCAGTCTCGCGCAACACGGTACCGGGGTCTTCCTCGCGGCAGATCGCCATGGCTTCCTGGATATGGCTGGTCTTGACGTGGATCGTGTGGTGGTCGGCCTGCATGTTGTCCATCTCGCCGCGCAGCCGGGCGGTCTCGGCCTCCAGCTCCGCGATGCGCTCGCGCATCCACTGGAGCCGGGCGACCGGGACCTCCACCATCGGCTCGTCGTCAAGTGCTGTCATCGTGCACCGCCTCGGGCTCGTCGGCCATGACGTTGGCCGCGTGCGCCATCAGCGTCAGGAGCTGGTCGGCCCCCTCGATGGCGCTGCGCTTGATCTCCCTCGGCTCGACCGCGCCGGGGTGGGTGTCCGACATCCACCCCGCGAACGCGGCGAACCGCTCCGGGTCGCTGTGTACCCACTCCGTGGTGAAGGACCCGACCGCCAGCGCCCCGGCGCTCTGCTCCAGGCCGTCATCGTCCGGCGTGTGCGGGATCACGACCTGGAACGTCGCCAGCGGCCCCTGGTGGCGCAGCAGCTTCTGCCCGATGATGGTCAACGCCATCTCGGACATCTCCAGCGCCTTGGCGTCCACCCGGTCAGGGTTGAACGGGGTCTTGGCCTTCCTGGCGGCCTGCTGGAGCTGTACGACCAGCACGGGGTCCTCGCGGATCATCTGGAGCGCGATCACCGCGATCATGTGCGCGGTGCTGGCGGACGCCGCCGCCTGGCTGGTGCCCATCTTGATGCGGTCTCCCATCGTCATCGTGTCTTGGCTTTCCCGGCGGCGGATTCCAGCCGGGCGACGGCGGCCTTCTCGTACGGCGTCAGCGTGACCTGGTGCTTCACGCGCTCCAGGATCAGCTCGATGTCGCGGACCTGCACGGTGCCGCCCAGCAGGACGACGTTGTTCGCCCACTCCAGCGGCGGGGATTCCTTGCCGTCGCGCATCAGCGCGTCCAGCTCGGCCCAGGCGCGGGTGAACGCCTCGGCCGCCTCGTGCTCAGGGCGCGAGCGCGGCTCGGTCTGCTCCCATTCGAGCATCTGGGCGTTGACCTCGTTGCGCAGGTCGTCGGCCTTCACTGTCCCCTCACCACGACTTTCGCGGGCCAGGAGTACAGGTGCCACACCAGGCCCTCGCGGGTGCGCGGCGCGGTGCCGACGTACGTCCCGCCCTCGGGGACGGGGTGACCGGTGCCGACCACCAGGAACTTGAATGCGTACTCGGGCAGGGTGTCGTCGTGCTCGGCCCAGAACTCGACGTCGCGGGGCTCGCCCGGCCCGTTGGCCACCGATAGCAGCCTGCCGGTCAGCTTGTGCTCGTGCACCAGGTCATCCACCGGCACCTTGTAGCGGTAGATCGTCCTCATGACTGCGCCGCCGTCTCGTAGGTCTTGGTCAGCTCGCCGTAGAGCCCGGCCAGCTCGTCGTAGAGCCTGGCCTGCTCCAGGGTCAGGCGCTCGATCTCGCGGTAGATCCTCACGCGCTCGTTCACGGTATGTTCTCCCTCATCGTTGCCGCCGGGTCTCGGCGGGGTGTTTACACCCTACAGCGTATCGTGGGCTTGTGACATTCCCGGCTAGCCCCGTCCTGATGAAGGCTCTGCGCCCGCTGAAACGCTGGTCGCAGGCCGGGCCGTGCCCGCCGGTCCCGACTAACGGGATCTTCTGGGCGACCGCGAAGCAGGCCCCGCTGCTGGCCGCCGGGAACCTGGCGATCTACGCGCCGGACGGCACCCCGGTCCCGCCAGCCGAGCCCCCGCTGACCGTCAACATGGTGCCGGGCCTGGCAGCGGGCGTGAGCAACGCCAGCCGGTAGTTGTCGAGCGATCGACAATTATTGCCGGTCGGGCTGGTCCTGGCGGCTAGTAGGTAGGGAGATCCCTACTTACCGCCCTGGCAGGCCCGGCGGCGGCGCTCCCCCTTCCGGCGGCTGCACCGGGGCCAGGTCCGGGCGGTGCGTGTGCGGCGAGAAGTAGGCGGCTACCGCGCCGAGCAGCCAGGCGATGATGACCGGCAGGTTCTGCTTCTGGTCGGCGGTCAGGTTGTCCCGCAGCCACGGCACGATCTCGACCAGTAGCCCGGACAGGTACCCGGCGGCCAGGTACGTGACGCTGCCAGCCGCTACCTTGGTCTCGATCCCGCCGCCGCTCATCAGCCGGGCGGCTTGTTCTCGGTCACCTGGGAGAGCTGCTGCCGCAGCAGGTAACCTTCCAGCTCCCAGATCTTGTCGCGGGCCTCGGTGTAGGCGATGGACCGGCCCAGCTCGGCGTCGAAGTTCTCCTGGCTGGCGGCGGCGCTGTGCCCGACCGTGGTGAACCCGTTGGCCAGGGTCAGCGCGCAGACGGTGACCGTGGTGCCGGGGAAGACGTGGTAGTCCTCGCGCACGATCTTGCCGGTGACCTGCTCGGGCGTGACGCGCGGCGCGGTCAGGCCCTTGTCCTGCACGGCCTGCTCGATCGCGGCCTCGTTGGATGTGATCACTGCTTCCTCCGGGAGTTGAGCTGGGCGGCCTGGCCGAACATGGCCGCTTCCTGCGGGCTGGCGGGAGCAACGCCGCCGGGCATCAGCTCCAGCCCCAGCGAATGGCTCCAGCAGACCGGCAGCGCGCCGAACTGCGGCACGACGGTGCTGATCGCGTGGGTGACGGCGGGCTTCAGCTCGGTCCCGGCCAGGTCCCGCGCCATGTTCACCCGCACCGCCGGGGCGTCTTCCGCCGACCGGCTGGCCAGGGAGACCATCGCCTGCTGCTCGTGCACCACGTGCTGCTTGGCCAGCATCACGCAGACCGCGCACCACTCCTTGCCCTCGGGCGGTTCCGGGCCGTCGAAATACAGGTCAGCCATCTGCTCTCCTTGCTCGTGTCCGCACCTACTCTAGCCACCGGGCGGCGGGCATGGCATCAGGGCCGTGCCGGGGATCGCGGGCAGCCCGTGGGCGATGAGCTGCATCTCCAGCTCGACGGCTGCCTGCTGGTACAGGCACACCGTGCCGGACAGGCGCGCGACCTGGGCCTGGAGCTGGGCGTTCTCGTTGTGCAGCGACCAGATCAGCCAGAACTGCCAGCCCAGGAAGCACCCGAGCAGCACCGCCAGGCCGATCACGGCGTACTGCCAGCCGGTTATCCGTGCCGGTGGAAGAACACCGTCACCGATGTCAGCAGCAGGGGCAGCGCCAGGCCCGTCAGGATTATCGTGACCAGGGTCCATATCCGCTGCTTCCGCTCATCGACCTGCTTGCGCAGCAGGTCAACCCGCTCGGACAGGCTGCGCCGGTTTTCCTCGGCGGTGGCCAGCGAGTCGCCGTACCGTTCGAGCAGGATGGACTGGGCCTGGTTCTGGTCCCGGAGCGCGGCCAGCCGGTCATCGAACGCCTCCATCTCGGCGGAATAGCGTCCCCAGGTGACCGGTGAGTCATCCGGGTGGCTGTTCGGCACGGCTCACAGCGCGCCGAGAGCTGCCCACGTGGCCGGGCCGATCACGCTGTCCGCCGTCAGCTTGTGGCTGGCCTGGAAGGTGTGCACGGCGGCGCTGGTGGCCGGGCCGAACCCGCCGTCCGTGGCGATGCCCGCGCTGGTCTTGTTCAGGTCGTGCTGGGCGAGGCGCACCCACCCGCTGGCATCGCCCTGGCGCAGCAGCGGGCCGTCGCCCGCGATGATGGTGACCGTCGTGCCGGGCTTGACGTCGGAGCCGATCACGGGGGCCAGGCCCGAGCAGATCTGGCTGGCCTTCTGCCCGGTGGCCGCCGCCGGGATCATGTGCGCGGCCACCAGCCGGTTGTGCGCGTTCCCGGCGGTCTTGCCCGCGCAGTCCGGCACGGTGAGCATGCCCGCCGGGGCGGGGTGCGGCGGCTGCGGGCCGGGCGCTGCGGCATGCCCGCCGACCATGGCGGCGAGCTGGGCGAAGGTGCCCCTGTAGGCGTTGCAGTCCACCTGGCCGAACCCGCCGGTCCTCATCGTGGACGTGTACTGCCACACGTCCGGCCGCATCCCGCCGTAGGGAGCCCAGCCGCCGCCGTGGTCGGAGTAGGCGCTGTACGCGGAGCTGACCAGGTGCAGGTGCCGGTTGATGAACGGCGTGAGGGACGGCGACCCGATCTGCTGCCAGTACCAGTGCGGCAGGTAGACCATGTTGACGATGCCGCCGCGAGCCCGCAGCCGGTCGCAGAAGGAGATCGCGTCCCCCATGCCGGGCCGGGTGTTGCTCGGCTCGAAGTCGATCATGGCGGGCAGCCTTCCGGCCCTGGACCAGTAGTAGTCGGCCTGGCCAGCGCCGTTGCCTGCGGTCAGGAAGTGGTAGCCGAAGAAGTACGCGCCGACGTTGGCGGCGCTGCCCTTGAAGCGGGTCCAGTAGGGGTTGGTGTAGCCGGTGCCCTGGCTGATCTTGGCGCAGACGGTGTGCCAGCCCGCCAGGTTGATCCCGGCCTGGTACGAGCTGATGTCGATGTAGAAGACGGTCACCTGGGTCCTCCTTCAGCGGCGGATAACCCCATGGTGCCATCGCCCAGTGTCAACAGCCAGCGCTGTCCCAGGGCCGCACCCCGCCCGAGCGCTCATACCAGCGGTCGCACATCGGGGTGCGCGGCGGCCGGGCTATCGCCGCGATGTCATCCTTGATGCCCGTGTACCCAGGATCTGCCCACGGGCTGTCCGCGTAAATGCAGCCGCACTCGGGACATGGGCAGTGCCCGATGAAGGACAGCGTGCCCTCATCGGCGGTGGACCGGATGCCGCAGTGGTGGCCGCAGGTGGGAGACAGGTGCTCCCCTGGCAGCGCCTGCCGGGTGCTCATGCGTGGCACCGCTCCCGCAGCCAGCAGGTGACCGCCTGCGAGTGGGCTCGCCAGCCGCAGTGCTCCGGGGACGGCCAGGGCGTGGTCCAGGTGCACGCCACGAACCCGTGATCGGTCACGGCCTGGCGGCACCTCAGCCCGAGCTTGTGCCGCAGCCAGTCGGTCATGACGGCGGGTAGAACGGCTCGGGCACCACCTGGGCCAGGGCCGTGTCCTGCGGTCCCTGGTCATAGTGGTGCACGACCAGCGCATCGCCCAGGAACGCGCGGATCTCGTCAATGCAGCCGCCGCACAGGTCGAACGGCTTGTAGTCATCCTGGCTGACCACCTCGCCGCCCGCCCTGGCGTGCATCTCGGCCAGGTGCAGGTGCCCGGTCCTGTACGCGCACTCGGCCCCGCACCGGTCGCAGTAGGTCTTCCGGCTCACAGGATTCCGCCTCCCCCGATGTTCGTGATCGCCTTCGGGTCGTTGATGTTCATGCCCGCGATGGCGTGCTGCCGCAGCCGCTCGATCCGCGCCTGCTCGGCCGCGTCCTCGCGCGCCCAGCGCTCCAGCACCCACTGGATCGCCTGCGCCGCCGTGTCCGCGTCGTAGATCAGGACGCTGCGCATCGTGGTCTCCAGGTGCCAGTGCACCTCGCTGCCGCTCTCGACGGTGCGCTGGCCCCAGCCAGCCCCCGGTAGGTCACGGCTCGCGTACAGCCGGATCTTCCCGTCCGGCTTGCGGACCCAGGTCAGGATGCACTCGGGCTCGGCGTTGCTCGCCGGGACCTGGATCTCGTTGCTCGCCAGGCTCTGGTAGTAGTCCACTGCGGGCGTCCCTTCTCAGTTGTGCCGCGCCGATCCGCAGCATCTCGCGGGTGGCGTGCGCGGTCGGGTCCATCATCACCTGGGCGTAGAACCGCCGTTCGAGCACGCCGATCGCGCGCTCCAAGATGATGGCGTCGGCTTCCATTCGCTGGTGATCTGCGCAGGTCATTCCTAGAATCCCCCCTGACTCGGGCTAGACGGTGACGAAGGCGGGGCCGTCACGCCAGGGGTCGGGTTATCCGTGCTAGGCGGCGGTGGCTCACCTCCGGTGGTGCTCGGCGGGACGTATCCCGAGATGCCGGGAATGTTGGCCGACCCGGATGACGGCTGGCTCAGGCTCGGCTGCGGCCGGGTAACAGCGGGCACCGGCTGCTGATGGCTAGGTCGCAGAGTGACAGGCGGCTCAGTGACATAGTGCGTGCTGGCGTGCGGCGTCGGCGCGCGGATGATGCGGATCGAGGTCTGCGGACTCGGCGTGATCACCGTGACCGGGGCTGGCTGGCTGACGTAGTAGTACGCGGTCACCCCGCCCATCCCGAGCAGGGCCGAGGTGATCAGCACGGCCAGCAGCAGCGGCCAGCCGCCAGCCGGTCGCCACTTCCTGCTCCACCTCACCGGCTTAGCCACGAGATCACGGACGGGTGCGCCCTGGCCTTCTCCGCGTGCCTGCGGACGTAGTGCCGCCGGTACCGGCCCAGCGTCCTGCTCCTGCGCCGCTTGCTCCAGTCACAGCGCGGGCAGCTCAGGTGGCCGCCGCCCAGGACGGGCGGCTCAGACTTCATCTACAGCATCCTGGCTAGCCAGGTCACCCAGCGCGGCCTGATCGGAGCGTACCGCTTGCCGTGGCAGCTCGGGCACGAGCAGCAGTAGCCGTACCGGTCGCGCGCGGATACCGGGCGGCAGTGCGGGCCGCAGTCAGGGGTGCTCATCGGCGGTGATCTTCTCCTTCTTGATGAAGCGGGCCAGCACGACCCCGCCGCCCCTGTCCCAGCACAGCGAGCACCGCCAGCCGAACTCGGCCTGCTCGACCTCGGCTATGTGCCTGTCGCAGACCCCGGACGGCGCGATGTGCTCGTGCGGGCAGCCGATCCAGGCTTTCCATGCCTCGGGCTGGTCACAGCGCCGCGTGCCGTGGTAGACCACGCAGCCGTTGTCGGTATGGCGGCGGGCCGCGCGGTTGTCCCAGTGCGGGTAGAGCCCGCCGCCGGTAGCACGGTCCAGGGCCTGCTGAATAGGGTCACCGGGATCGCCCATGGTGAGCATGCCCGGCGGCGGGCCTAGCAGCTCGTCGTCACGATCGCGTTGATCGGACACCGTTGATCCGCTCATCAGTCACCCTGCCCAGCAGGCAGATCACGAAGTCGGCATACCGGGGCAGGTTCAGGAACGCATTGAGCACGTCCAGCCGCTCGGCCTCGCTGGTGGTAGACACGGTGATCATCTACAGCGCCTTGATCAGGACGCCGAGCTGGGTGAACGTCCACTTGATGCCGGTCCCGACGCCGCTCATGAACGGGGCACCGCTGGTGCCGGGCGTGCTGATGATGCCGATGATCCAGAACACGATCAGCACCGCCGCGATGGTCAGCGCCGCCGCGAACACCTTGATCGCGCCTTCCAGGATGCTGCTCATGCCCGCCCCCAGAACCAGTCAGCGCGGCAGGAGACCTGCTCGTGCCGGGAGTCGCCCGGCGCGACGGGCAGCACGCTCTGCCAGTAGTAGGTGCCGCCAGCCTGGCCGGTGAACCGGTACCGCGTTCTCGCCATCGTCTTCCTCATCGTTGCCGTCTCGGAGCAGGGTATCAGGCCGGTGTCCTCACTTCTTGCCCTTCTTCGCCCCGCCGCCGCGTCCGCCCTTGCCCTTGGCGTGCTGCTCCCTGCGGGCCTTGCTGATCTTCGCCCGGTAGGCCGGGTCCTTCCAGGTGGCCGCCGCACCCTGGGACTGGCGCTTGCGAAATTCCTCGTCCTCGTAGTGCTTCTTCATCGCCGCCGCCTTCTTGGCGGCTATCTCGGCCTTCTTGGCTTCGTCATCGTCGGCCACTGGCCTATGACCGCAGCCAGTCCTCGACGCCCGGCGTCATGCTGCCGAAGTCCGGGCCGGGCACCAGCCCGATCGACTCGGGCGTGATGACGCCCGTGTGGATCAGCACCACGATCACGCGCGCCAGCTTGGAGACGTTCAGCACTTCCACCTGGTGCGGCTGCTGGGCCATGTACAGGTCGGGGAACTCCCGCTCGTTGCGCTCGGCGTCGGCTGTCGCCCAGGCGGGCGGCTCCGGGACGGGCTGCGGCCGGTCATCGCCCAGCACCTGCCGCATCACCTCGGCTTGCGCCTCGGTCGGCGTGGTCTGCCCCCTGCGCACCCGCTCGCGGAGCTGGCTGATGTCATAGCCAGCCTCGGCCTCGGCCGCCCAGCCCTCGATCATCGCCTCGGTGATGATCTTGCCGCTCTTGGTGCGGTACAGCGGCGGGGGCAGCCAGCCCTCGGCCTCGGCCTGGGTCTGCGCCATGGCAGTATCCAGGCGCTGCTGCTCGGGCGGCGTCAGGTCGTGCTCGCTTCCGGCATAGCGGAACCGGAGCACCGGCCGCCCGCCTACCGGGTACTCGGCGTAGCCGCTGAACGTCATCCGGTACTCGCCGGGCGGCAGGTGCGGCGGCAGGCCCTCGATCTCGGTGACGAAGTACGGGCTGCCGGTCGGCTCGTCGCCGTGCCGCTCGCGGTATGTCTCGTCGCTCTCACCGGGCTGCGGGCCGTCCGGGTCAGGGGCCAGGCCCTCGCAGCCCGCGTCGTTGCTCATCATCAGGTCCAGTGCCTCCAGACGTGGGCGACGGTGATCACGAAGATCGCCGCCAGCAGGACGATGACGGTCGTCAGGTCGGTGCCGATGCTCATCATCGCTGCGTCTCTCCGTTTTTGTGCTCGCGCTTCCAGCGGTGCCGGTCAGCGATCCTGAACAGGACCGGCCGGGCCGCGAGGATCGCCAGGATCGCCAGCGTGACCAGCACGCCCGTCCACAGAGCCGGGCTCATGAGTCATCCTCCGGGAGGAACACCCAGGCTTGGGGCACGGTTTTCAGCGCCTCATCGCCCAGGAAGTAGACGTTGGACCGGAAGACCTCGATGCCCTTGGTGATCTGCTCGTGGCCGCCTTCCACGATGGCCAGCGCCGTAGCGCGCGGCATCGGGGTGCCCTCAGTGTCGGCGTAGTTCTCCATCAGGTAGCGGACCACCTGGCTGAAGCTGGTGCAGGGCTCGGTGCCCTCGTACCGCTCGCTCATCGTTTATCCTCATCGTCGTGCGGGTGCGTCTCACCCGCTTCCGGTGTAAACATAGCAGGCTGCACGGGCATTCCTGGCAGGACCGGCTGGCCGGTGTAGGGGTGGCTCATCATCATGCCGTGGATCGGGCAGTGGATCTGCGGCGGGTAGGGGTCCTCGCGGTCGTACGCCATCGCGCAGTTGCACAGGATCGGCGCGAAGAACTGGACCAGCTCGATCCGCTTCAGCATCTCGGAGCGTTCATACTCCTGAACGCGCTCCATGTGCTCGCGCTGAGCGCGGGTCAGCCGCTGCTGCGGCTGGCCGAACAGCTCGCTCAGGTCGTTGATCTCCGTCATGCCGCCCGCCGGGCCGCGCGGCCGATCTTGCGCCGGATGCGCCCGCGCTGGGCGGGCGTCTGGTGGCCGGTGACCGCTCCTGTCTCCAGGTCGCGCAGCCCGTAACTGGCCAGCCGCCGCTCGTAGCTCATCGGCACCGTGTCCGGGGTGCCCTTCTTGCCGAGCCGGGTGCCCCGCCTGCGCCCGCGCACTCTGCGCTTCATCGTGTATCACTCCCTCATCGTAGAGATGCTGCCGCCAGGCGGCGACAGCATCTGCGGCCTTCAAGCGTACCCCCGCGATCAGCGCAGATCCGCAGGTACAGCCGATCTCGGCCCGCCAGCCGTACCCGTGGATCGTGATCGCGTGACCGCGCATGGATCAGGTCCGCCGCCGTCCCCGCGTCCGCGCCCGGATGGCGCGCAGCCCCGGCATGTTCCTCTGCAAGATCCGGTTCTCGACAACGTGTATGCCTATCCGGTTTGACCTGGCCCTTCGCAGCAGGAAATCCTGCTTGGCCTTGCCTCTCACCGCGCCTCCCTGTGTTGGATCGTGTTGATTCTCACCCTGCGTAGATAACCGCAGCTCACCCTAGCCGCAGGTCGTAGATGCCGAGCACGCCGCCATCGGCGGGCACGGTGCCGAGGCTCGGCACGCGGTTGTGCTCGAACGTGGACGCCTGCCAGGCGTCGGCGGCGGCCTGGTCGCGGTAGACGTACCCGGCCACCTGCGCCGGATCGACATCCTGGCGGCCGAGGTCCGCCAGCGCCTGGATCACCACGCCAGCGGGGGCTCGCACCGGCCTGCCGTGCGTCCGCTCCAGCTCGGCGCGGCGGCGGTTCCGCCCGGTCTCCCGCTGGTAATCGTCCCAGGTCATGGCGCATCTGAGCACCGGTCACGCCCCAGGAACTTCTCCATGCAGCGCATCATCGCGCCCGGCTTGCCGCAGCGGTCCATCCCGCGCAGCGGGGCCTGGCACGTCTTCGGCTCGGGCAGCGGCGGCGCTTCGGCGTACGTTTCCGAGCGCCTGAGAGCCGCTGAGAGCCGCGCTCGCTCGCCGGGGTCCAGGGCTGCGGTCGCGTCCCCCAGGGGACCGTCAGCGGCTCTCAGGGCCTCGCGCAGGGCCGTTCGCGCCATGGCCGCGTCGGTCTGCTCGGCGCTGGTCGCGCTCACGACGGGATCACCCGCTCGGGCAGCGCGGCGGTGATCTTCCGCAGCCGCCCGCCCTGGCCCTCGGTCATGACCACCGGCTCGACCGCGACGGAGCGGGCATCGCCAGCCGCCATCGTGTCCACGGCAAGATCCCAGACGCGCACGAATGTCCGCAGGTCAGCCATGGTGAGCCAGCCCTGCTTGGTCTCGGTGACGACTTGCACGGACGTCGTGCTCACTCGGCCACGGCTTCGTGGTCGGCCGCGTCCCAGGCCGCCTGCCAGTCGATCGGCTCGAACGGCGTCTCGACCGGCATGACCGGCTGCGCGATGCCCAGGTGCGCCAGGATCGCGTCCAGCTTGGCGTCCAGGCCCGCCAGGCTCACGCCGGGGCTCGGCACCCGCGCTCCCGCCAGGACACCCGCCTGGGTGGCGCTGGCGACGATCTCGCCGGGGCTCGGCATGCCGGGCAGCGGGTCCTGCTGCGCGAGCTGTTCCGGGGTGATCCCGGCATCGCGCGCCGAGGCCACGATCCGCTGCTGGCGGTACTCGGTCATGGTCACTTCCCACGCCTCTGCCAGCCCTTCCTGTGACTCGAACAGCCCTCTGTCACGCATGTGGCGCTCGATGTTTCCGGGGTTGCTGAGCTTCGGCGTATCGGCCAGGTCCCGCCAGTACTTCGCAGCCCATCCCACCTGGTCAGACCGGTCGCGCTGCTCCTTCAGCCAGCCGCTAAAAGTTACCATGAGTAATCATCTGCTCCCTCATCGTTGCCGTGCGTGCATGCCCGTCCGCGCCTGTCCCGGACTGTCCGCGCCGGTCGCGGGCAATCACGGGCTGACACCCCGCGACCGGCACTCCCGATCCTACCGCCTGAGTACACCGCTCGCATCTCATCCTCTCAAGTTCTACATGAATCCTCGGAATCCTCGCTGCGGGTGTGTGCGCAGTTTTCCTTACTTACTACCCCCTTAAATTCTCCGGTCCATAAAGGTAAGAGAAAAGATGCCCGCACCCCCGCATACACCCGCACACACCCGCACCGAACTTCTACTTACAACACCCGCACACCCGCATTCCTGTGTTTACACGCTTCAGGATTGCGGGTGTTGGTTTTGTACACCCGCAACGTAGATTCCGCTCAATCCTGGAGGCGGAACCAGCATGATCCGGCGTGATTTCTTGTGACCGTCAAGCGGCCTGGAGACCATCCAGCCGCTGTCCCTCAGCGCCGCCGTGCACCGGTCCAGCCGGGCACTGACAAGCCTCGGCGTCCACTCCCGCCCGCTCATCAGCGGGAGCTGGAGCTTGATCAGCAGGTCCCGCGCGGTGCCTTCCCACGGCTGCGTGATCTTCTCCGTGATGTACCAGGACACCGGGTCATCATCGAGCTGATCGGTGTAGCTGATCGCCTGCCCGGCCTTCCACGTGCCCAGCGCCTGCGTGCCCCACATCGCGTCACACGCCATCAGCACCCGCGCGAAGTCGGGCATGGTCTCGCCCTGCGGCGCATTAATCCTCGGCAGCATGGCCATCACCGTGCACAGCGTGTCGAACAGCCAGCCCAGGGCTTCCGGGTGCGCCCGCTCCCACGCCGCCGCCAGCTCGACGTCCCCGAGGAAGGTCCCCGGCGGCATCAGCTCGTGCACAGCCGCGCGCCGCACCAGGTCCCCGCGAATGCTCATCTCGATGGTGTTGATGATCACCGACACCGGGTCGAACTGGACGGCGAACAGCTCGGCGTCCTTGTAGAGCTTGCGCGCGGTGAAGCTGTCCCCGCTGGCCGCCTTGCAGATCAGGTCCGACTGGTAGCCGCTCAGCCCGCTCACGTTGTCATGGCCGATGCAGTGCGTGTTGGACGCCAGCGCCGCCCAGTCCTTCGGGTCCTTGCCGAGCTGGGCCATGTAGCCGCCCAGCCAGCCGACCGTCATCCTCGTAGTGCCTGTCTTGGCGGTTCCCGGCTGGCCGGTGAAGATCTCGACCGGCAGCGTGCAGCCGGGCATGCACGCCATCAGGCGGCAGGCCGAGTAGACCGCCTTGGCATCCCAGTCCCGCAGGTTGACCAGGGAAAGCGCGGGCACTCCGCTGCCGCCTGGCACCGGCACGGGCAGCGGAGCGGTGAAGGAGTTGCGCCGGAACAGCGCGTTTCCGCGCGTGCTGATCTCCCAGCCGTATGGCCCGGCGAGCACGGCGGCACCGTCATCGCGCCCGAGGTCGATGGCGATCCGGCCGTCACTGAGCCGGGCGGTGCGCAGGTGGGGCTTGACCTTCGGGGCGTCCCCGGCCTCGCCCTTGATGATGCTCATGACCGCGCCCAGCGCCTCGGAGCTGGTGGTCATGCCGAGCAGTTTGTACAGGTGAGCGGACAGCAGGTCTTTCAGGCCGATCGTGCCGTCCAGCGGGATCGCCACGCCGGGCACGGCCTGGTTCACCACGTAGGGATCACCGCCGGTTGACGCGCCGATCCGGTAGTTGTCCTTGAAGATGGCCAGCAGTGCCCGCTGCGGCGGGATCTTGGCACCGGTCGGCGCGGCGGCGGCGACCTCGGCCGCCCAGGCGTCCCCCAGCCTGGCCATCAGACTGTAACCGCTGAGTACACGACAAATCGGCGCTGGTCAGCTAGGATCGTCATCGTCAGTGTCTCCTGTTCTCGGCATGGAGTGCTGGCCTCGCGGGTGCTTCTGCCAGGAAGCGCCCGAAGGCGTAGGCGCGGGCTGATAGCCAATGCGACTCGGGGATCAGCCCGCCCGGCCCACACTAGTCCGCGACCGGCCGGTAGGGCAGGCCCGGCACCGGGTGATTTCACGGGTCCACCCCGCAGCACTCGGCCAGCCAGCCCATCTCGCCGTCATACCACCGGATCAGCTCCCCGGCTCCGAACCGCGCGCCGCAGCCCCGGCAGAAGCCGTCATACAGGGACAGCCGCCAGGAGCCCAGGCCGGTGGCCCGCTGGGACATCCGCCACAGTGACTCCCAGTCATAGCTGTGCGGCGTGCCGCGCGACGGCATGGGCGTCCATCCAGTCGTACCAGCGGGCTCCGTGCACGTCGGGGCTGGGCGTGCCGTTGACGGTGCCGTTGCGCCCGGTATAGGAGACGCACATCTCGCCCTTGGCCGCGCCGCAGGCCCGGCACGCGATGGCCGCCCTGATCCGGGTGCGGATGCCCGGATGCCTACTGCCCACTGCCCAGCCAGGACGCGAAGGCCATGTGCTCCTGCTGCCGCTGGCGGTTGATGAACTTACGTGCGCTCTCCACGCACACCAGCACCTCCCGCCAGCCGAAGTCCCGTTGATCACTGGATTCCCAGATCTCACGGATGATGCCGACCACGATCGACGCGACGTCCGGCTCAGTCCCGTACCGGCGGTAGAGAGAGCACGCGACCCGGTAGACCGTGTGGTTGCGCTCCCCTACCGGGACACCGGTCTTGCGCAGCTCGCTCACGTCCGGCGGCGGATTAGCAGTACCTGCCTGCTGCTGCTGCGGCGCGGACAGCGCCCACGCAGGCAGCCAGGCCGGTGCCCACGGTGCTCCCGCCATGCACGGGCAGCCGTGCTCCCAGGCGTACGGCACCGGGACCGGCTCGACCCGCTCGCCGTCCCTCCCGTCCGGCATGATCAGCCGCGCGGACGGGGCCGCGAGCACGTAGCCGCCGTCCCCCTTCAGGTCCACGCCGGGCAGGATGCCGGGACGCTCGGGGACGGCCAGGCCGGGCGGCAGCCGCATCCACAGGTGCACGCCACCGCTAGGCGTCCGCGCTACCGGGTGACCGGCCATGGTGCTGATGGGGCTGCCGTGCAGAAATTCAACCAGCGAGTCCATGCCGTTGGCCGTGCCCTTGACGTCGCAGTCGATCACGGCGAGCGCGGAGACCTGCCCCGTCGCAACCCCGATGCCCGCCGCCGGGTCGTTGCTCCACCAGCGGCGTATCTGTGCCGGGTCAGTGCTGGCCCAGTGCACCCCGCCTTCCGGCGGGAGCATCCGGTGCGGCTTCTTGCCTCCGCGCTCGCACGGAAGGACAGCGTATCCCCAGGACGCATAGCGCAGGGCCATAACGCCGAAGCCGATCTGGCCGACCTCCCCGCCAGCCGGTACCGCCCAGCTATGCCCGCAGTTCACGGCTCGCCGCCTGCCACAGAGTCTCCCAGTCAATCGGCGGCGGTGTCCCGGTCAGCGACCAGTGTCTGAGGATGTCTCCTTGAGGTGGCTCCATCCTGTCGGCCAGGCGGTTGATGGCGGTAGCCAGCCCGTCGATCGACTCAGCCACCGTGCTGAGCCCTTCGTATGCTGCCGAGCCCGCGCCTTCTATCGCCGGGCCGACAGGACTGCGCAGGCCCTGGCCGCCAAGCGCCATGGCCACGCCTTCCAGCATCTCGGCTATGTCGTGCGGGTTGACGCCGGTCACTGCGCCGCCTGCTGGGCCTCGGCGGTGAGCAGCCGGGCGAACAGGGTGCCGAAGTCCACGATGCCGGTCTGCACCGACGCGATCACCAGCCGCCGCTGGAAGACCTCGACCAGCGCGAACGTGTAGATATCCTCGGTGCCGGGCACCTGGTACATCCCCTGCTCGACCGCGCCGGGCGAGACCTCGTGCACCTTGCCCGCGAACGGGCCGTCCATCCATACCGGGCTGACCATGCTGCTCTCCCTCATCGTGATCGGCGTACTCAGGCACCACTGTACCGGCGGAATCGCTAGGATGTCCTTGGTGTTTACACCAGTGACCGGCGCATCCCGCGACCGGGGATGACGTTAAAGGAGAGAGTCAAATGGGAGAGCGCCCGAGAGGCCCGCTGCCCGGCTGGCAGCCGCAGCCCGGCTTCCAGGCCGCGCTGCTGGCCGACATCATGGACCGGCTGAGCCAGCACGACCGCGAGGGAACGCTGCCGCGCTCCCCGCGCGGGCTGTTCTACGACCTGCGCCCGTCCGGCTACGGCCGGGGCATCACCTACACCAAGTACCCGGCGATGCACCGGGTGGGCACCCAGCAGCGCAAGGTCAACCCGATGGACGCCTCCGTATCTCACGTGCAGGAAGTCCTGGCCCTGGCCCGGCGAGCCGGGCTCGTGCGCGAGAGCTGGATAGAGGACACCCGCGCCCCGCTCCCGGCGGTGCCGTCCTACGACACCGAGACCGCCGAGCAGGTGGCCGGGCAGCTAGCCGATATGGTCCGCAACCCGGCCCTGGAGTACAGCCCGCAGGAAGACCAGGAGACCTACCTGGAGGTGCTGGTGGAGGCCGCCGGGCTGATCAGCCGCCTGGAGCGGATCGCCGCGCCGTACGGCGTGCCGGTCTACTCCGGTGGCGGGTACGGCGGCATCAAGGGCAAGCGGGCGGCAGGTGGCCGCGCCGCGCGCCGCGAGGTGCCGACCGTGGTGCTCCAGGTCACCGACTACGACGACCACGGGCTGAGGATCGCCCGCGCGTCAACGGAGGACAGCACCGCCTGGGCCGAGCAGTACTACGACGCGGAGCCGGGCTGGCTGACGTTCGAGCGGATCGCGCTGACCGAGGACCAGGCCGCCAGCGCCGACCTGCTCGACCAGTTCGGCAAGGCCGAGGCGGACGGGCTGCCGGTGCCGGTCATGGACCAGATCCTGCGCGATGCGATCGAGGGCTACCAGGACCCGGCCCTGCGCGAGCAGACCATCGCCCGCGCCGCCGGGGAGCGCGAGCGCGTCCCGGATCTGGTCCGGGAGCTGCTGGCCCAGGACTAGTGATAGCCTCCGGGGAATGCCTGGTGTACGCAGGGTGTTGACACCAACTGCGGCCACCAGGCCGCCAAGGTCACGATCAAAATCAAGATGATCCTGGCCAGTCTCTATGCCCCGTCCTGGGGCTGACTAGCAAAGGAAGTACCACAAGTGGAAAACGAGGACTTCAAGGTCCCGTGCAAGGCCGCGTTCGAGTTCATCACGCCCGAGAAGGCGAAGCAGATGCTCGACACCGGCATCAACCGGCGCAACCGGAAGGTGACGGAGCCCGCCAAGAAGCGGCTCCAGGGCATCATCGAGCGCGGCGAGTGGATGTTCGACTCCACCGACGCGATCGGCACGGCCAAGGACGGCTCTGTCGTCAACGGCCAGCACCGCCTCACCGCGATCTCCGAGGGCAGCAAGGGAGTCTGGGCACTGGTTGTCCGGGGCGTCCGGCCCGAGATCATCAAGGTGATCGACCAGCCGACGATGCGGACGATCCAGCAGGCGCTGGAAATCGACGGCCGGTTCCCCGAGCCGGGTCCGCTGGCATCTGCGCTGAAGGACACCCACAAGTACCTGATCCACGGGTTCAAGAAGACCCTGCCGACCGAGTACAAGCCCACCATCCCGCAGCTCCTGGAGCTGCTGGCTGAGCACCCGCACCTGGTAGACAGCCTCGGCCTGGCCGGGAAGGTCTACCGCAACCCCTACAAGGCGCTCCCCAAGGGAGCCTGGACCGCCCTGCACTACGCTTTTAGCTGCGCCGACGCGGAGCTGGCTGACCAGTTCCTCACGGCCATCGCTACCGGCGAGGACATCAACGACGGCGATCCGGCGTACCTGCTCCGGGAGCGGTTCTTCATCACCGAGCCCAGCAAGGCCAACGACACGCGCAAGCGGACCCTGGAGGTTCACGAGGCCGTGTCCCTGGCCATCATGGCGTGGGAGGCAACCCGCGCTGGCGGGCTGACCGTCAAGGAGACCAAGGTGCTCCGCACCGGCTTCCCGCTGGCGGCTGCCCCGATGCCGGTCGTGACCGGCGTGCCGTGGCTGGCCCGCGACGACAACGGGAAGGCGGCTGCCTGAGATGAACACCCGCCACCTCGCGGTGGTGGACTCGGCGGGCCGGGGCGATTCAGCCCCGGCCCTGCCGGGCTCTGGCCGCGAATATGACAGGATCGTGGCCGCCGCGCTCGATGAAGACGAGAAGAAGGGCAGCTACTTCAAGTTCCGCACAGCCGAAGCCCTGGCGCTGGATATCCCGGAAATAGGCGGCGGCAACCGGCGGCCTGAGAAGGACATCCCCGCGAGGCTTGCCGAAGCTCGCCAGGCCATCATCGACGCTGGCGGGAAAGCACGGTCAGCGGGGACACTAAAGGACTACCGCCTGGCCGCTCTGTGGGTCATAGATAGGGATCTCCCTACTTATGCTTTCCGGTGGGTAACCGGGGCGGCGATCAACACGCACGCCGAGGCTCGCAAGTATGGCATGTCCTATGAGGACTTTGCCACCTTGCCCCCGGAAGACCGGAAGGTGGACAGGATACGCGAGATGCACGGTGCCGCGACAACTCACGGCAGCCCGAGCAGCAGGAAGCCTGCCAGGGCTAAGGCCGAGGTCAGCGCTCGCAAAGAGAAGCGCAAGGCTGAGCTAGCTGAAAGCGCGAAGTCCAGGGACGCCATCCGCGAGAACGCCTACAACACGATGCGCAACGCCCCGCCCGGAGCGCAGAATAACCCGATGTTCTGGCGCGCGTCTAAGGTGGAAGCGCTGATCAACGAGCTGCGCTCGATCGAGCCCGAGGTTGCGGCCAGTAATCTCGTCCCGCCCGCGTTCCGGTTCTTCACCGCCGAGAACCGCGACTGGTGGGACCGGTTCGTCACGGCCTGCGAGAAGCGGCTGGCGGATGAGATGCCGGGCGAGAAGCCGCTGAAGCGGCACCCGGCACGGGCTCCGTGGGCCGAGTCGGGCATCGACACCGGGCGGGAGTCACCGTCATGAACAGCGAGCTGGTCAAGCGGCTGCTGGACATCGGGGACACCATGATGGAGCCCGAGCAGCAGCGTGTCCTGCACGGCAGCATGATCATGGAGATGCTGGCCGAGGCGCAGCAGGCCCGCGATGACTACCTGGCCGATATCCAGATGCTGCGCGAGCGCGGCCACGATTTCGAGCCCGACCAGAAGCTGCTGACCGCCCTGTCCGATGTGATCACCGCACTTGCCGAGCACGCGACGGCCCTGTTCGAGGGCGGCGAGGACGGTGAGTAAGCGCCGGTTCCAGAACAAGGCGGCGAAGGAGCTGGCTGACCAGATCCGGGCGGCCGACCCGTCTGCGGTGATCGAGTTCAACCGGCTCGGACATCTCAAGGTCACCGGCCCGGCCGGGACCGCCGTGATCCCCGGCAAGCCGAAGTTCCCGGCCAAGTCGCGGGTGCGGCTGGCCCGTTACGCTGGCATCTACCTGGCCGCCTGAGCACCGAGCGCCCGTCACTTTCAGGTCCCCCAGTGGCGGGCGTTCGGCATTCCCGCAGGCCAGCGGGAAGACCGGCGTCAGTTACCCTGTTTACAGGAAGATGACGATGAGGAATAGGTGCTGAGATGGCTGTTACCGTTGCCGGTCGCGTGATCGAGGGCCACCTGGCGTGCCCGCCGGTCAGCACCGAGCTGGACGAGGAAACCGGGCGCAAGCGCGAGCGCTTCGTGACCATGGAGCTGTACGCCCTGGATGACGGCGGCTGGCTGGCGCACCGTACCGGCTGGTCGGTGATCTACCACCGCCGCGATACCTTCTGCACCACGCGCGGGGGCCGCAAGAGCGGGGACCTGGCCAGCGTGGACGACCTGCCCGACGACGCGATGCCGTGCCCGCAGTGCCAGCCCCCCGCTCCCCGCAGGCTGCCCGATGGGCCGGGCGTGGTCCGGTTCGAGTTCCCCCGGCATAGCTGGGACCAGTGCCCGACGCCCGAGCTGATCAAGATGCGGCTGACCACGGTGCGGTCCCGCGACGGCGGGATCAGCGAGTTCATGAGCGAGCCGGTGGCCGAGCTGCTGCGCAACGCAGCCGCGATCTACCCTGAGTTTGCGCCGCTGCTCGCGGCGTGACGTAGGGTGTAAACACCTGGCTCGCGCTCTCCCCCCCCAGGCGCGGGCCAGGTCTGATAACGATGAGGAAGGCCGCGCCGTGAACACCGATATCGACAAGCTGGAGCCCGGCACGTTCGGCGTCAGCCACGGCGGCGGCACCGCCGGGGAGCTGATCCGGCACGCTACCGGCTCCTGGGCCGGGCACGCCTTCCTGTACCTGGGCGGCGGGCTGATCGTGCAGGGCCAGCCCCCGCAGGCGGCCACCGCGCCCGCAGCCAGCCACGGTGACGCCATCTGGGCCTGGCGGATGTGGGACTACCTGCGCGAGAACGGCTGGACCGCCGACCAGGCCGCCGCCGCCCAGGCCAAGGTGGTCGAGCGCGGCAGGCAGCTCATCGGGTGCAGCTACGATTTCGAGGCGTACGGCGCGTTCACCCTGATGGTGCTGAAGCTGCGCACCGCCGGGCAGCTCTCCCCGCTGTTCCGCCGGGACGCCTGGCGGGTGTGCTCGGCGCTGGTGGCCGATGCCGTGGAGTACGGCGGGGTGCCGCTGCACTTTGAGTCCGGCGACGGGCCGGGCCTGGCGCAGCAGGAAGACCTGAAGGTGATCATGCCGCCCAACCTGGTGGCCCCCGGCATGCTGCTGGGCCTGTCCCAGCGGCTCGGCTGGTCCTGATGGCCGACGATGATCCTCGGGCGCACTACGCCGTCAGGGTGACCGATCTCCCGCCCACCGAGATCGTCTGCAAGTGCGGCGAGACGTTCACCGGAGACGACACGATCGGCCAGGTCAAGGCCCACATGGACGCGCTCAACTGATGCCCGGAGCCCTGGACTCGGTGCGGCTTCACCTCGTTTCCAGCCTGGACGAGCTGGAAGCCTGCCGCCGCTGGGCTGGCGAGCGCCGCGACGTGCCGCTGTTCGCGGACACCGAGTCCGCCGGGCTCAATCCCCATCATGACCGGATGCGGATGGTGCAACTGGGGGACCTGAACCATGGCTGGGCGTTCCCGCGCGGCTGGTGGGGAGGCGCGATCGAGCTGCTGACCCGGTACGCCGGGGCCATCGGCTTCCACAACTCCCCGTACGACTGGCGGGTGCTGGCCGTCCACGAGCAGGTTGAGCCGCAGTGGCACAAGACCGAGGACACGCTGCTGCTGGGCCACATCGCGGACTCGCTGCGGCTGGCCGGTCTGAAGCCGAGGGCCACCCAGGAAGTGGACCCTCGGGCGCTGCGCGGCGAGCAGGTGCTGAGCGAGGGCATGAAGGCCCGGCACTGGACCTGGGATGACGTGCCGGATACCTGGGCTCCCTACTGGATGTACGCCGCCCTGGACCCGGTGCTGGCCGCGCACCTGTGGGCCGCGCCGTCCTTCACCCGCGCCCGGACCATCTACCGCGAGGCGTACGACCTGGAGCGCGCGACCGCGCGGATCTGCGCCCGGATGATGCTCACCGGGATGAGGCTCGACGTCCCCTACATCACCGAGCGGATCTCCGAGATCCAGGACTACACGCACCGCGCCGGGAGCTGGCTGAGCGGCACGTTCGGGATCAATAATCCGGGGTCAACGAAGCAGGTCACGGCGGCGATGGCCGAGTGGGGCATCCCGGTCTCGGTGTACACCGAGAAGGGCAACCCGAGCCTGAACAAAGAGGCGCTGGGATATTACGCGCTGGCGTACCCGGAGCATAAGGAGCTGTTCGACGCCGTTCGCTGGTGCCGCAAGGGCAACTCGATGGTGAACAACTACCTGGGCAAGTTCCTGACCTTGCGCAATGACGACATCCTGCACTACAACATCCATTCCTGCCGCGCCCGCACGACGCGGATGAGCATTACCGACCCGGCCATGCAGACCTTTGACCGGGACGTCCCGGCTATCCGGGGCGGCTTCCAGCCGCGTGAGGGCTACGCGCTGATCACCATTGACGCCGATCAGATAGAGGCACGGCTTACTGCCCATTACGCCAATGACCCGCGCATGATCGCGGACTTCCGCTATGCCGATGAGCACAAGCTGAAGTTCTTCATCGAGATGGCCAGCCGCATTTACGCCGAGCGGATATCCAAGCGCGACCCCCGGTACACCTGGACCAAGAACGCCACCTACGGCCAGATTTACGGTGCCGGGCTGGCGAAGGCGGCGGTGACCGCCGGGGTGCCGGTGGAGGTCATGAGGCCCGCTTACGAGGGCCTGAGCCAGATGTACCCGAATGTCGCCCGGTACATGAACTACCTGATCCGCACCGGCAAGAGCGGTCGGCCGAAGGTGCAGACCATCGACGGCCGGTGGCTGTACACCAACCGGGGGCATGAGTACGCGCTGCTCAACACGCAGATCCAGGCCAACGCCGCGATCGTGCTGAAGCGCGGCATCATCAACCTGGACGCGGGCGGCCTGGGCGAGTTCCTGCGGCTGCCGGTGCACGACGAGCTGCTGCTGGAGGCCCCGGTCGCCATGGCGGCCGACGTGCTGCGCGAGGCCGAGCGCATCCTGACCGACCGCGAGAGCTTCCGCGTGCCGATCACGTGGAGTGGCAGCATCCTCACCGAGAGATGGGTGAAAACCTGATGGCGGACTACTACACCAAGCGTCCCGTCAAGGGGACCGGCACTGGCGGCCAGGCAACCGTGACGCAGCCGAAGGTCCAGGAAGTTCTCCGGTGGATCAGGGCACTCCCGATGGGAGCAGATCCGGTGCGCTCCGAGTACCCCTCGTCGCATCATGTGGCGGATCTTGCCCGCCAGGTTGCCGTGGCGGACGGGCTCATGGTGCATACGGGGGGCCGCTACGTCCGCACCAGCAAGCTGGCCTAGATGATCGGCTACCTGCACATCGGCAAGGTCCGCACCGAGATCGAGAGCATCACCTTCAACGAGGACTGCATGGTGGTGCGGGCCACGCTCGGGCCGGAAGTCGCGGCCGAGCTGAAAGGCAACGTGAAGATCGAGGGCCTGGACGGCACGGTCTGCTGGCGGGGCACCAAGTGGCACGACTACGGCGTCAAGACAGCCGGGGGCGCGTTCGGGCCGAGCACCTGGACGATCGTGCTCAACGCCGACTTGTTCGACCGGACCAGCGCGACGATCACGGCCAGGTACGAGAACGGGCCGCTGGAGATCCCGTGATATCAGACGGCGGGCGGGGCGTCGGGAGGCGCGGCTGGCGGGGTCACCAGCCCGCTGACGCCCTGCGTAGCCGTGTCGAGCGATGTCTGCACGCTCTGGGCTCGGGCCGCGAGCGCGTCGAGCTGGGTGGTGTCCACGGGGGTACCGGCGGCTACCTGGGTAGCGAGGGCCTGGGTATCGGTGACGAGCTGGGCTGCGTCCGCCGCGACTGCATCCATCATCGAGCTGATGGCTGCGACGTCGGCCTGGATCTGCTGTTCTGACATGAGGATCTGGTTTACCTTCCCGTGCATACGGTCAACGGAGGTCTGGAGGTTGGACAGTGCCGTGGTCACCTGGACGTACCAGGCTTGCGACGGGGCACGAGACGGGAACACGGCGGCGAGCCGCCTACGCAGGCGGTGCTGGCGGGACACTCTCGGCAGCCGGTGCAGTCTCGGCAACCTCATCGGCGCTGGCGCTGGCCTCGGCCACGACAGGCGTCTCCTGCGCGGCAGTGGCTTCCTCATCCCTGGCGCGCTGCTCCGCGATCTCGGCAGCTACGGCCTCGCGGTCTTGCGGCATGGTCATGATGACCTCCCTTCGCCCTGAGCATTGCACCTACCCCTGAAGGAGGCAAATATGCCAGCCCCGCCGCCGGTCACGCTCTGGATAGACCCCGGTGGTCAGACCGGCTTCGCCTGCCTGGAGTTCAGCACGTTCTGGGCCGAGGAACACCCGTGGGACCGTGCCTGCGACAAGCTCACCGGCATGGCCAGCTACTACCGCACCGCGCTCTACATCGGCTGGGAGACGTTCACCATCCTGCCGAGCACGCACAAGCTGAGCCCGCAGCCCGAGGCGTACGAGTTCCCCGGCGTGATCAAGTACGTCGCCCGGACGTGGGGGTGCCGCCTGCTGCCGCCAGCCCGGCCGTCTGAGCGGAATGTGGCCACGCCCGAGATGCTGAAGCGGGTCGGCTGGTGGGTGCCCGGCAAGGATGACGCCCAGTCCGCCAGCCAGCATCTGCTGGCCTTCTGCCTCCGCGAGAATTGCGTGCCGCACGCCATTGCGCCGATGATACGGTAGGCTGTTTACACCGTCCGACCAACGATCACGATAAGGGACAGAAGATGGCATCAAAGTCATCGCTTGCCGAGCGCCCGCGCATGCCCAAAGGCACGCCCGCTCAGCGCAAGCGCAAGGCGACCAAGATCAGCGAGATCCCGGTAACCCAGCGGGCCTGCCGAGCCGGACGCCACCCGTGGCCGTCCGATGAGCTGGAGACCGGCAAGGTGCTGCCGAAGGGCCTATCCGCCTTCTCCACCGAGACGTCCGGCGTTTACCAGCTCATCGACCAGTGCCAGCGGTGCGGCAAGGTCCGCTGGAAGCTGACGCTACCGGGCCACATCTACGACCCCGGCGCGAGCTGGCGCTACATCGACCCGCGCAACCAGCCCGGTTACGAGGACTGGGTGACGCTGGATGAATCCCTGGAAGTCACCAAGGGGGACCTGAAGGCGTACGCCATCGCGGAGCACGCGGAGGCGCTGTTCTCATGAGCGCGCAGCAGATCATGCTGGTCATCCCGAGAGACCTGGCCGATCGCATCCTCAAAGACCTGTCCATCCTGGACAGCCTGGCCCCGAAGTCCTTCGCCATCCTCGGTGACTACATCCGGGCTGAGATCTCATGAAGAAGATCGTCGCCATAGACGACCTGGCCTACTACCGCAGCCAGGCCGAGATCGAGGCACCGCACGAGTTCACCTTCTCCTGGGAGGGCACCACCTACGTGCTCGACCTGGGCGAGGGCAACCACGCCGACGTCACCAAGTACTTCACCGAGCTGGCCAACGCGGCGACCATCCTGCGGAACAGGCCGGGAGCCAAGAACCCCGGCGGCAGCGGTCCCGGCACGTCCAACGGCGGCAGGAGCCGGAAGGAAAACGGGGAGCTGCGCGTCTGGGTCCGCGCAAACAACATAATGGCCAGGGAGGGCAAGCCACGGCTGGCGTTCCTGACCCCCGAGGGCAAGCACCGCTATCCCGAATGGCTATGGAGCGCTTACGACATGCGGGAGGCAGTCAATGGCCTGGGCGGCGATCGACCCGAACAGCGGGCGGCCGATGCTGGCAATCGGGGCAGCAAAGTCTGAGCACCACCTGTGCCAGGCAATACCCGGATGTAATTACAGCAGGGCCGACAAGATCTGGCGGCTGCCGCTGAGCTGGCCGGGCTACGTCTGCTTCCGTACCGCCTGGGCGTCGATGCCCGTCTTCATCTACCCGGACCTGCTGGCCTACGGCGAGAGCGCCTGGCTGGCTACCCAGCAGCGGTTCGCTGACCGGGTGCGGATCGACGCCACGATCGAGTACGGCGCGCTGATCCGGGACGCCGAGGCCGACAACGCGATGGAGCTGCGGCCGGACCAGCGGGGCGCGGTCGAGTGGCTGGTCAAGTACGGCCGGGCGGGCATCGAGGACCCGACCGGCAACGGCAAGACGCCGATCGTGATCCGGGCTCTCCAGGTTCAGCAGCAGGTGACCGGTACCGCCCTGCCAGCTCTGTACATCGGCAACGGGTCGGCGCTCTACCCGATCCGGGACAAGTTCCGCGACTGGGCACCGGAGCTGCGTGTCTCGGTGGTCACCGGCACCGCCAAGGCGCGCGAGACCGCGCTGGCGCGCGAGGCCGACGTCTACCTGATCGCCTGGGACAACCTGCGGATGCACACCCGGCTGGCCCCGTACGGATCGCAGAAGCTGGTGCGGTGCAGCGCCTGCGCGGGCACCGAGACCAAGACCACGCCGGGCCGGTGCGAGGCGCACGAGAAGGAGCTGAACAAGATCCGGTTCGGCACCGTGATCCCCGACGAGGCGCACAAGATGCGCGACCCGACCACCAAGCAGACCCGCGCCGCCTGGTGGCTGATGTGGCACAGCGAGTTCTGCTGGCCGATGACCGGCACGCTGGTGGCGTCCACCGTGGCGGACCCGTGGGGGCCTATGCACGGTCTTGACCCGAAGGCGTGGCCGAGCCGCAGCCGCTATATCGACATGTTCGCGCAGAAAGAGTACGCCTGGAACCGGGGCGCTGAGATCCTGGGATTCCGGCCCGAGCACGCCTACCAGGCGCAGACGATCATCCAGCCGTACTGGCGGCGCATCCCGCGCGAGATCGCCAGGCCCGGCCAGCCGATGCGCGGCGAGCCCGAGTTCCGCTACCCGGAGATGACCCCGGCGCACCGCAAGGTGTACGACCAGCTCACCAAGGAGGCGCTGGCCGACCTGGAGGGCGCGTCGATGGTCACCGGTAATGACCTGGTGAAGTACACCCGGTTGTGCCAGCTCGCCAGCTCGATGGTCGAGCAGTACGACGGCGAGGACGAAGCCGGTTTCACCGTGCCGCGCTACCGGCTGGCGCTGCCCTGCCCGAAGGCCGATGACCTGATGGAGTTCCTGGACGGCATAGACGGCCAGGTGGTGGTCGCGGCCATCAGCCCCGAGCTGATCGCGCTGGCCGAGCGCAAGCTGCACGACAAGGGGATCACCTACGCGCACATCATCGGCGGGATGAGCCGCGAGGCCCAGTACGAGGCCAACATGGCGTTCCTGAACGGCCAGGTCCGGGTGATGTTCATCAATGAGGCCGGGGCTGAGTCGATCGACCTCCAGAGCGCGTCCGTGATCTATTTCCTGGAGCCCGACACGTCGTTCCTGGCCCGCGAGCAGAAGACCGGCCGGGTGGACCGGTACGGCCAGCTCTACCCGGTGCGGCAGGTCTACGCGCTGTGCAAGGGCACCGTGGACGAGCACCGCTACCAGCTCGGCACCGAGAAGAACGAGCGGCACGATTCCGTCGCCCGCGACCCCGACCTGCTCCGCTGGATACTGACCGGCGAGCACGTGGACTGGAGCACACGATGAAAACGATACAGATTTCAAACAGCGAGCTGTTCACCTTCCAGCGCTGCCTGCGGATGTGGATGCTGAAGTACTACCTGGGCTACGTGCCCGACGCCGAGGAAGTGACCGGCAGCCGCATCCTGGGCATCCGCGTCCACTGCGCCCTGGAGGGCTATTACGGCTACGGGCTGGACCCGCTGGTGGTGCTGCACCTGCTCTACAAGATCGCGCTGGAAGCCTTCCCTGACTACGAGGCCGCGCTGATCACCGAGCGGGACCTGTCCAGCGCCATGGTGGAGGGCTACATCGAGTGGCTGGCCGAGACCGGCAAGGACGCCGGGCTGTCCGTGGTGGGCACCGAGACCGAGGTCACCGTGCCGCTGCCCGGCGTGGAGGGCGTCATCCTGCGCGCCAAGCTGGACCGGGTGCAGCTCGATGAGGCCACCGGCCTGCTGAGCTTCGTGGACGACAAGACCGCCGCGTCGTTCGAGCGGCACGAGATCCTGGCGATCAACCCGCAGTTCCGGTTCTACTCGCTGGTGCAGAAGCTGGCCGCGCGGGAGGTGCCCGGAGCACCGCGCGTGCTCGGCGGCGTGGTCAACACACTGCGCCGGGTCAAGCGCACCGACCGGTCCAAGCCGCCCTACTACCAGCGCGATCCGTTCCGCTACAACGAGACCGACATCAACTCCACCTTGCTGAAGGTCACCGGGCTGGCGAAGAAGATCGTCGCCGCCCGCCAGGCGCTGGACTGGATCTACACCGAGGGCAAGGGCGACCTGGCGCTGCTGAACAGCTTCCAGGCGCTGAACCTGCCGCCCACGGTGATCGAGACGGACTGTAGCTGGCGGTGCCCGTTCCTGACGCTCTGCCCGATGCTCGATGACGGGTCTGACTGGGTGGGATCATTGGTACGATCCGGCCACTACCGGCAAGAGGACCCCTACTCCTACTACGACCGTGACCCGCTGGGCCGGGTCCGCCAGATGCTGGCGGCGCAGTAATGCCCGGCAGGGGACCGCTGAACTACACCACGTCGGTCCCGGCGGACAAGTCCGCGATGGAGTGCATCGCCATCCTGGTCAAGCACGGGGCCAGGAACGTCGGCCTGTCGATAAGCGAGGCCAGGGTGCCGGACGGCCTGGACTTCATCGTCACCACGCCGTGGGGGCCGCAGCAGTTCTCGCTGCCGGTCAACATATCCGGCACCGAGAAGGCGCTGAAGCAAGCCTGGCGCGAGCACCGGATCGAGCCCCGGTTCGCCACCCCCGAGCAGGCCCGGCGGGTAGCCTGGCGGGTGATCAAGGACTGGCTGGAATCGCAGCTCGCGCTGGTGGAGGCCGGGGTCGCTGACCTGCCGCAAGTCATGCTCTCGTTCATGAAGGTGGGCGTGGACAAGACCATGTACCAGGCCGTGGTCGAGAACCAGATGCAGGCGCTGGAAGCGTAATGTCAGACCCCTGTGCTCTGATAGGGTGAGTACACCCGCAAGGGAAAGGTCACGATGACGATACAGACGTACACGCCCGCGCAAGTGCAGCAGTACCGCCAGCCGCAGCCGCAGCGCCGGGTCCAGGGCATCAGCGCGCTGGTCTACGGCTTCGCCAAGGCGGGCAAGTCATCACTGGCCGACAGCGGGCCGGTACCCCGGCTGATCGTGGACATCGAGGGCACGAGCTTCTGGACGCCGAGCCGGAAGATCTACTGGAACCCGATGACCGAGATGATCCCCCGGCCGGACGGCACCTGGGACACCTGCGTGGTCCTGACCAGGGACGTGAACACGATCGACCTGGTGTACCGCATCCTGGCCAGCGGCAACCACCCGTTCAACTCGGTCAGCCTGGACTCGGTGACCGAGATGCAGCAGCGCATCATTGACGAGCAGGTCGGCTGGAAGAAGGTCGAGCGCGACCACTGGGGCATGCTGCTGCGCCGGGTGAGCTGGGTGACCAGGCAATGGCGTGATCTGGTCACGCACCCGGTCCACCCGATCTGGACGCTCACGTTCGTGGCCGGGGTGCACATGGACGGTCGCACCGGCCGGTGGCGTCCGCTCGTGCAGGGCCAGGTGGGCGACTTCCTGCCCTACTACGTTGACGTGCTCGGCTACCTCGGCGCGATGCCCGACCAGAGCAGGCACCTGCTAGTCGGCCCGCACCCGCAGTACGAGACCGGCGAGCGCGTCGGCGGTCGGCTGCC